CCGTTATGTCTATCCGCCCTATCATTGGCTCGCTGCTTCCCTTTTCAGTTTGATAGACTGTATGATACTCTTCGTGGATTCGATTGCGGAACGCCAAAAAAAAACAGCCATTCCCGATGCCGTGTGCATATCCACTTGTTTCATCGCTTCAGCGTTCTCGATGTGTTTCGGGCTATAAGGCTCTATCTGATAACCCTTCTTCCAGAACTTCCACCACTTACGCTTGAGGATTGGACGGTAAAGGATGGACAATACTTGAGGCATCGACATCCATAGGTCACCCGCCTCTCTCATCTCCTCTTCAAGGTCGGCCCATTCGCCCGTGGTCATTTCGTCCATGTCGGGATGAAACCCATACTTCGTGCCGTTGACCTCGATGACCCTTACCAAATCATTCTTGAAGGCATCGTCCAGCACCTTTGCCAGCTCTTCATGTATCCGATTCAGCGAACGAAGGGTCAGCTTCTCAATCGTCTCAATGTCCTCTTTACAGAAGATAGCAACCGTCACGACCTTTTGACGAATCGTTGACATCTGAGCCTTCTTCATGAGCCTATCCCATTCCTGGTATTGGCCCACGGTTATATCCTTCAGGCTGTCTGGTACGTTTATCGTCCTCTTCACGTTAATAAATGTCGTTCGTTTCGCATTTGTGCTAAGATTCAGGCGAAAACATACTCACCCGCGCCCGTGTTCAGCTTCATCATTGCCACGTATCGAAGAGCGTCAAGGCAATTATGAACAAGCACACCGTTAGCAAAGTATTCGTGCTGACCTTCTACTGTAAGGTCATAGACCATCACGTTCTCTCCTTCTCCTCGCTCTAAGTGCTTTAGCCTTGCAGTTGTTATGGCAGTATTTACTTCGCCCAGGAAAAGGTGTTTCATATTCATTTCCGCATTGCTCACAATTCTTTCTGAATCGCTCACGGTTAATCCATGTTTTTCTACCATGCTCTGAATGCCACCGCCTTCCATCTTCGCTTTTGTGCCATTCTTTAGCTTTCTCAATTCCTTTGGATTGGAAACTTCTTGCAAACTCAGGATTCTCTTTAAACCTCTTTTTACCCTCCATTCTCTGGTGAAGGGAAGACTTGACAAGATTGAGATTCTCAATTTCATTGTTAAAACGGTTGCCATCAACGTGATGAATGTCATAACCTTCTGGAATCTCTCCTTTGTGAAACTCCCAAACAACCCGATGCAGTCTTTTAGTACCTCTGCTGAAATACCTCTCTCCATTGTACAGTTTGTATCTTTTACCATTAAACCATTGCTCAGGTAAATCTTGTCCTTTGGAAGTAGTTTGTCGATTTGAATCCATCCTCTGTTAGTCTTTATTTTGTGATTAGGTGTACACCTTAAAGATAACGAAAACGTATCGAAATGCATCGTGTATTCGATTGTTTTTTTAACCCCGTTGTTCCATTTTTTCAAAACTTTTCTGAATCCATTTGACGTTAAAACCATGTCTCCAACACTAACATCTCTAATGTTCAAATCTCCATTTGAAGTGATTATTTTGGTGCTTCCAACAAAGCAATGGTTGTTCTCGTCCTCTGGCTTGTTCATCGGTCGATTGGTCTTGTAGTCCTTTTTCCATGAGTAGTTCCTAAGCTCACTGATTACGTTGATTGAATCCTTGTGAACTCTGATCGGGTATTGCTTGAGCTTGTCGATACCGGACCGCACCGAGTCTTGACCTTTGGTCACGGGCCTTATCCTCCAGCCTCTTCGCCTTATCTCTTCGATGGATTTGGGTTCTGCCGAGTCCGCTATTATCTCGGAGCCTTTAGATAGTCCTAGCTCTTCCATCCGTTCGCAAATGTCAGCATTGGTCAATCCCGTTTCGTATATCAACTCGGATGTCCATAGCTTGCCGTCTTGGTAGCTGACCTTCACCAATGCGGTCGGGTCATGTGTGAACCCGAAGTCAAGCCCGTAGACCGTCCACCTTGGATCTTCTGGCATCTCGTCCGCCTCCGTCCAGTTGGTATATATGACCCCCTCACGCCTTGCCCTTTCTCCAAGGCCGTAGACTTGCCATTTGAACAAGTCCGCTGTGCCATCTTCTATGTTCTTGGGTGTCGGCTCATAGCTCTTTATCTTAGCTATGATTGCGTCCTCTAAGTATGGGTTGTCCAGCATCGTTGACCGGAGCAACACTACATCGTCCCGTTTCAATACGTTGTCGTAAATCCAATGCTGATCCGTAGAAGGGTTGTAATCGAGAATCCACTTGCCCTTACAACGCTGTTCTAATTGGTCGAAGTCATCCTTGTGCGTTTCGATTGCTTCGTTCAGCCAGAAGTAGTCGGTTTCTACCCCGTGCAGCTTCTGGCTATCATCCAGCCCATAAAACTCCCATGTGGATGCGCCTTGGGTGTAGATTAGTTCTGTCTTGTTGAAGTTTGAGTTTACCCATTTGTCGACAGAGGACAGCATCTTTTTCCAAGTGTCTAGGACAGTCGGCTTTATCCATGTCCTCCGGTATCGGGCTATGGCTATTCGGGTCGGCCTCCTTGAGCCTATGATGTAGAGAGCTTGGCAAATGCTCCATGTCTTCGATGAACGTGAGCCCCCTTCAAGCACAATGCCCCGCACGTTATCATCATGCAGGGCTTGCCATAAGTCACCAAATACGCGGGTTGTCTTGATGTCTATCAATCTTCCCTAGGATTCACTATCGTAACTCTTATCTCTTCGTTCATCATTCCGGCATCCCCGCTATGCTCTACGGCTTTCATCTTGGGGTATGCGAACTCAAGCAACTTGAGCAATGCTGACACACGGTCCTTACCTTCTTCGAGTTCGTCTATTTCACGAAGGATGCGCTCAACGCTGACACCCTCTTTTATGGCCTCTCTGAACTCGGTGTTCTTATTGGTTGAACCTTTCGGCCTTCCTGCGTTATTTCTCTTGCCTCCGTGCAAACTTGAAAAACTTGATTCTTATTCAAGTCAGTTCGACCCATTCCCTTAGCTCTTCGAGTGCCGTCTTCACGCACTTCCCGCAACTACTGGACTTCTTCTTGCTCCCAGTCATCTCGTTATGAAACGAATACAACGCCTGTACTTCTTGTGAGTTCAGAACGCCTTTGCCTTCTACTGAGTTGACGAACGCTTTTGCCTCCTTTACGAATGCCCTTTCAGCCCTTGTCGCTTTTACTGGCCCCCATTTGCCTATCGGACACTTCGACCACTTTATCCAGGTCTTCCACCTCATCACGCACCCGCATAGCTTCTTGTCCTTTCCGTCAATGGATACCGTTTCACCTATGATGGGTTTGCCGCACGTCTCCTTACCGACTCGGTTCGGTCGTAGGTATTCACATCCCTTGCAGATTTGGAACCGTTCTTCGCGTGTCTGTTGATCGACTTTCATTTGTCCTTGACTTTCTTCCTGACCTCTTCTTTGATTTCCTTGATGTCTCTGTATAGCGTGTCGCGGGCTATCCTTGTTTCTTCTGAGAGCTTGGTGAAACTGTACCGCTCATCGAAGTAGAGCCTCCAAAGTTCCTTCTTGTACCATCTCAGCTCGCTTACGATGTCATCCACAAGGTTAAGACGCTCGATGTCCTCGGATGGTAGCCCATCGTTGGCTTGTACGTAATCGAAGTGAAGGACTTTGCGCCTCTGAAGGTATGTCTTGTTGAACTTGTCACCCTTTCGTGTTACCATCATGCGTACTATGCCGCAAAATTGGTACATACCGTGGCCCTTCTGGATTGCTTCTTTCGTCTTGGGGTTGTTTCGGTTATTGAGTAGGCGGATTGCAGCCTCTTGTAGAAGGTCATCTGCTTCGTGGGTGTCGCCCAAGTATGCTTGACATACATCCATCATGTCATTGAAGTGAATAGTGATGAACCGATCCACGTCCACGACTCCAATATAGGAAATTGTAGCCCGCGCCTTTATCCGATGTTCGTGTTTTACTCATAGACTTTTCCGAATACCCTACTCACTCAGCAATACGCTCCGTTCGCTTTACGTGTACTCGCTTTAACTCCCGACCAAAAAGCATTCGCTGCGCGAACACGCAAAGCTGCCTTTTGTCTGGATGTTAGGCACAATTAAAACAACCGTTGTTGTGCCGTATGTTCTTTTAATCTTTTCATTGCTTTGTCGTAATACTCTTTGTCAAGTTCGCAAGCTGTTAAATCGTATTTCATATTATGGCAAGCTATCGCAATAGAGCCACTACCCAAATGGGTATCAAGTATTTTATCCCCCTCTTTTGCGTAGTTCTGTAAAAGCCACTCATAGAGTTTTACAGGTTTTTGTGTTGGGTGTATTTTTGTTCCTTTGTTTTTATAGGTGCTATATTTATAAAGTTTAGCAACTTTTTTAAAAGAGTGCCAAGCAAATTCACAATCACTAAAGCTCATTCCTTCTGGACTTCCTTTGTCCCATATACAAAAACCATAACAAACCCCTAAATCAAAGTAATTACCACCCCAGATAATTTGGTTTTTTGATACTCTTTTTAACTCTTCAAAGTATTCTTTTGTAGGTGTTTCTAAGTCCCAATTTTTAGCGTTAAAACCCCTTCTTTTTTTATTGCAATGTTTAGGTTTGTTTCCTGCTCCCATATTCATATTGGCTAAATCAATACCGTAAGGTGGGTCAACTATCGCAAGGTCAAAGTAATTATCTTCATATCTTGCCATTAGTTTCATATTATCTTCATTCGTTATTGTCATGTCTTATTAAATTAAAAGTGCATAACAATAGCTAAAACGGCATTAAAACGA